AACAACATGATACCAGTAGAAGGACACAAAGGACTTTATAGAGATGAGAATACTAATGCAATTATAAATTGCAATGACCATCAATATAATGAATATATTAAACTAAAAAATGAATCTTTAAATGAAAAACAAGAAATTGAGAATCTAAAGAATGAGTTGTCCGAAATTAAAAATTTAATAAAAAAATTAATTAATATTCAATCATAAATATTATAAAGTAAAAAGTTGTTGTAATGTCTATATACGTAGTCAATATAGTAATCCCATCGAACTCAGATTATAGTCAAGTATTTACTCTTGAAGATGGTGAATCGAACTCTGCTTTTAATTTGACTGGTTACAGTGCGTATGCAATGCTTAAAAAAAGTCCATTGTCTTCAAGTACTGCAGCAAACTTTAATGTGAATATATTATCACCACCAACTCAAGGAAAAATACTTATTTCTTTGGGTTCTAGTGCAACTTCCTCATTGCGACCGGGTAGATACTCTTATGATATTTTAATAAAAAATGATTCAATCGGAGTGAAGACAAGAGTAGTTGAAGGAAGTGCTTTAGTTACAGCAGGAGTTACAACAACGGTATAAAAAATGGCTCAACCATCAACAAGACAGGGTTTAATTGATTATTGTTTAAGAAAACTGGGATATCCAGTTTTAGAAATAAATGTCGATGATGATCAAATTGAGGATTTAGTTGATGATGCGATTCAATATTTTAATGAACGGCATTTTGATGGAATGGAAAGAGTTTATTTAAAACATAAATTAACTCCAGAAGAAAAAACTACAATAAGAACAGGAATTACTACAACTAGTGCAACTACAAATGTTGGAATAACTTCGATATCATATCAAGAATCAAATAATTTTATACAACTTCCAGATAGTGTAATTGGAGTTTTTAATGTATTTAAATCTGATGCTAATACAATATCTAGTGGATTATTTAATATAAAATATCAATTGTTTTTAAATGATTTATATTATTATGGAGCATTAGATTTATTAAATTATGCAATGGTAAAAACACATCTAGAGGATATTAGTAGAATTATTACTCCAGATGTTCAATTGAGATTTAATAAAAAACAACATAGATTGTATCTAGATATTGATTGGTCTATGGTAAGTGATAATAGTTATATAATTATTGATTGCTTTAGATTTGTAGATCCTTCAGATTTTCCAAAAGTTTATAATGATTGGTGGTTAAAAAAATATTTAACTTCATTAATTAAAAAACAATGGGGTCAAAATTTAATTAAATTTAATGGTGTACAACTTCCTGGTGGAATATCCTTAAATGGAAGGCAATTATATGATGATGCAGTACTAGAATTAGAAAAACTTGAAGAGCAATTGCATAATGAATACGAATTACCTCCTATGGATATGATTGGATAATGACACCACTAAATCCTTATTTTTTAAATGGTTCTTCATCTGAACAACGACTTGTTCAAGATCTAATTAACGAACAACTGAGAATGTATGGGCAAGATGTAGTCTATATGCCCAGAAAATTAATTAACGAAAAAACTATTATCAAAGAAGCAATAGCATCTGAGTTTGATGATAGTTTTAGACTAGAAGCATATGTAATGAATTTTGATGGATTTGGTGGTCAAGGTGACATTCTAACTAAGTTTGGAGTTAAAACAACAGACGAATTAACTTTAATTATATCAAAAGAAAGATATGAAGATTTTATTTCTCCATTTTTAGTTGATGATGAAAAAGTAAAGATTTCTATTAGACCACAAGAAGGTGATTTAATATATTTTCCCCTTGATAACTCTCTTTTTGAAATAAAGTATGTAGAGGGAAAACAACCATTTTATCAGTTAAACAATCTTTATGTTTATCAGTTAAGATGCGAAATATTTGAGTATGAGGATGAACGTATTTCCACTTCAATTGATGAGGTAGATAGATCGGTTGAAGATTTTGGATACATTCAGACTATTCAGATGGTCCCATCAAATTCAGTGACTGCAACTGCAAATATTTCACACCTACCAACAGAAAAATCAATTCAGTATATTGATTTAATTAATGATGGAACTGGATATTTAACAACACCCACAATTCGTATAGGAAAAGCACCTACAGGTGGAATAGATGCGACTGCGGTGGCAATAATGACTTATAGACCACCAAGAAATGGAAGTTCAATAGAAAGAATTTTAGTTACAAATCCTGGTTCTGGTTACACTGAGGCACCAAAAGTAGAAATCATAAGTAGCACTGGCACTGGTGGAATTGCAACAGCAGTTATTTCTTCTGGTGTGTTGGGGCAAATTAGTATATTATCAAATGGTGATGGTTATTCTTCTGCCCCTGTTGTTTCTATTTCATCTGCTCCATTTGGTGGAACAAACGCATCTGCACAGGCATTCATAAATTCTTCCGGAATAGTAACTTCAATTATGTTTACAAATGCTGGGTCTGGATATTCAAGTCTTCCTAGTATTAGTTTGAGTTCTCCGGTAGGGACATCGACTGGTAATTTTATATTCAATGAGAGCATTAGAGGAGTTTCAACAGGAACAACAGCATATGTTAAAAGTTGGGATGCGGATACTAGAATACTTAAAATTTCTATCGCAAATGGAAACTTTGCTTTGGGTGAGCAAGTTGTTGGTTCAAGTGCAAATTATAAAATTCTTTCAATAAATACGGATGATTTATATGATCCATATTCAGAAAATATTCAAATAGAGAATGCAGCGGATAATATATTAGATTTTACTCAAAGGAATCCATTCGGTGATTACTAAATAATTATAAAATGTTTCATTATGCTAGGAACTTATAGCTATCACGAAATTATAAGAAAGACCGTCATATCTTTTGGCACTCTTTTTAATAATATTTTAATTAAACACGAAGAGCAAGATGGTACTGATTATAGTTTGATTAAAGTTCCAATTGCATATGGACCAGTACAAAAGTTTTTAGCAAGATTAGAACAAAAACCAGACCTAAGAAAAAGAGTTGCAATGACTCTTCCTCGTATGTCTTTTGAACTAACAAGCATTAATTATGATGCATCTAGAAAAGTATCTACTGTACAAACTTTTAAGACTTTAAATTTAGAAAATCAAAATAAAGCAACAAAAGTTTATATGCCAGTCCCATATAATTTGGGAATAAAACTAAGTATAATGGCAAAATACAATGATGATATGCTACAAATTTTAGAGCAAATTTTACCATATTTTCAACCTGCTTTTACACTAACTATTGATTTGGTATCATCTATTGGTGAAAAGAAAGATGTTCCAATGATATTGGAAAACATTCAGATGGAAGATAATTATGAAAGTGATTTTACGACTAGAAGAGTACTAATTTATACTTTAAATTTTGTTGCGAAAACTTATATATTTGGTCCTATTGCTGATAATACAGAAGGATTGATCAAGAAAGTTCAAGTTGATTATTACACAAATACAAATACAAAAAATTCATCAAGAGAATTAAGATATACGGCTACACCTAGAGCAATAAAAGACTATAATAATGATAATACAACCACTTTAACTGAAGACATTAATGAATATGTTACTAACATAGATGTTTCCAATGCTTCATTATTAACAGAAAATACTTATATTATGATAGAAAATGAGGAGATGTACATTAAGAGCATTAATGGAAATACACTTACAGTATTAAGAGGTCAAGATGAGACTATTGCTTCTCCTCATTTAATTGGATCTGCAATTGACATTATTAATTCGGTTGATGACAATTTAATAGAACCAGATGATGATTTTGGATTTAGTGAGTCTAGATTTGATTTTGGAGACGGAAAAGTTTATAGTACCACAAAAGGGGTGGATGTGTCATTATGAAAAATAAGTTTGATAAGATAGACGAATCTTTAGATATAGAACCTACTCAAGTAGTAAAAGATGTTGTTGTTGATGAATTTAAAAGTATACAAAAGATAGATAAAACTTCTCCATTAGATTCATATGATGAGGATTTTCAATACACAAGAGGAAATCTATATTCACTAATCGAAAAAGCACAA